CTCATTACCGAATAAGTCTTGCATTTACTTCCCTTTGGTGATTGTTTGAGCAAAGCAAAGCCTTACCGTACTAAAACAGCAATCGCTTTGCTTGTGGATAACTTCCCTTCGGAGCCATGTCATCGCATCGCATAGGACAGACTTCTTAGACTTGCGTCCAAACCACTCGGCTCTATCCTTCGCCCACCGCCCCTGCTTTAGTTCGCTCGTGTAACAGGGTATCCCTAGATGCAACCACCGACGTACCGCATTGCACAGCCGCCAAAAGAAAAACCCCGTAAAACACTCTGTGGTCTTGGCTCTTGGCGAGAGCAACAGCAAACGAATGACGCTAATCAAAAGTTCACTTGCCGTCTGACAAGACCACACAATGTTCTGCGGGGTTTCTGTGATTAGCGTCACTCGTCTGATGCCACTCAGACGGTTTTGATTATACATATTTTTTTTATTTGTCAAACCATTCAGGTTTTAACAACTTTAATTGCCAAACCCTTGCTTGAGGCACAGTTTTCCATTGAGACACAGCCGCTTGGCTGATGCCTAACAGTTTGGCAAGCTCATCCTGTGAGCCAGCTAATGCAATAAACTTGTTTTTATCCATAAGACAGATTGTATATTAGTTGGCTAATAACCCCACACTTGACTTGGTTATATAAGGTGCGTTATAGTCACGCCATGCCCTGAACTTCTCGGGGTCTTTTTAGGAAACTTATGAAACACAATCTCCAACACAGTTTTCAAGACGCAGTGTCATTTGATGACGGTGAGACTATTGAAGTCGTCACTGTTGGCTATGACCACATACCTGAAGAAATCAATTATCCACATGACCACAACTTTGCAGAAATGTTTGATGTGTTTGTGTTTGCCAATGACAAAGACATTACCTATGACATTCCTAATGACGAATATAAACGTCTGATGGATGAGGCAAAGCGTCACTTCTACACTTGCGAGGCCGTATGAAACACAAGATTATTCAAACACTTATTGAGTGGACACTGGCTGTCATCATTTTTGGCGGCATTGGCGTACTTTTAGCCTGGAGGGGATAAATGAACACACGATTTCTTAAACAAGTCAGACGCATATTTTCACGGTATGACGCACCGCCTGAAGTTATCCGTTCTTACCAACGCCAATGGGTGCGCTCTGTGCGCCAGTTGGGTGATAAATGGTTAATTGCAAAACAAATTGAAAAGATTGAAACATGAAAAACTTAGCTACAGCACTGGTAAAAGCACAAAAGGCTTTTGGGCCTGCCCTCAAGTCCTCCACCAATCCACACTTTAAGTCACGCTATGCTGACCTGTCCGCTTGCGTTGAGGCAGTTATTGACGCTCTGAATGACAACGGCATTGCCTTAATTCAAAAGAATTACGACTGTGCCAACGGTGTGATGGTCGAAACCATGTTTATCCACGAGTCTGGTGAGATGCTTGAATGTGGAATCCTTCATGTCCCTGCTAACAAACAAGACCCGCAAGGCTACGGCTCTGCTTTGACGTATGCCAGGCGTTACAGCTTGATGTCTGCTTGTGGTATCGCCCCAGAAGATGATGACGGTAACGTTGCCAGCCGTAAGAATGTGCCAACAATCAACGAAAGCGCCATCACAGACCATTTAGCCGCTATTGAGGCATCAACAGACCAAGACAGTCTAAAAAACGCCTACAAAGCCGCTTATGCCGCTTGTAATGGCAACACAGATTGGCAAAGCAAAGTGATTGCCGCCAAAGATAAAGCAAAGGCAAAGCTATGAACACAGAAGACGATGAGTTTGACCGCATTGAGCGTGAAAACAAAATGAAAGGGCCACCCTATCACTTTGCACAACAGCGCACATGGGTAGAGCTAGATGATGAAGATTACATAAAGGCTTATGAGTTGTGTGACTTTGACAAGGAAGCGGCTTTTGAGTTCTTTGAAGACAAACTTAAGGAGAAGAACACATGATTGAAATGATTGAACAACGCTCAGACGCTTGGTTTGAGGCTCGCATTGGTAAGGTCACAGCTTCCCGTGTGGCTGATGTAATTGCCAAGACAAAGACGGGTTACTCAGCAAGTCGAGACAACTACATGGCGCAATTGGTCTGTGAACGCCTGACCAACCAAAGGGGTGAGAGTTTTACCAATGCCGCAATGCAACACGGTACAGACACAGAGCCGCTTGCCCGTCTGTCGTATGAGGTCGCTCAGAACGTTTTAGTCGATGAAGTGGGGTTTGTGCCTCACCCTAAGATTTTGATGGCTGGTGCGTCTCCTGATGGGCTTGTTGGGGACAATGGACTCTTGGAGATCAAGTGTCCCAACACTGCAACACACATTGAGACTTTGTTGTCTCAAACAGTGCCAAGCAAATACAACACGCAAATGCAATTCCAAATGGCTTGCACAGACCGTGAATGGTGTGACTTTGTGTCTTTTGACAACCGTCTGCCAGAGGAACTTCAATTGTTTGTGAAACGTGTCCCACGGGACAATGTGTTCATCAGGCTAATAGAGGGCGAAATTGTCCAATTTCTTGCTGAACTGGACGACAAAATCAATAAACTTATGAAAGTCAAGAATGTCTAAAATTTACGAAATTTCCGTTGTTAATGGGAAATACAAAAACAAAGATGGTGTGGAAAAATCCCGCTATCAGATCATTGGATCGGTCATTGAGACAAAGAATGGCCCAATGCTCAAGTTAGACAGTATGCCTCTCATGGATGGCGGTTGGAACGGTTGGGCATATCTCAATGCACCAAAGCCCAAAGATGATTACAAAGGTCTTCCAAAGGACGATGACATTGATTTTTGATTAACGGGGGGAGAGCTGTGCAAAGGGTAATCCTAGCTTGCAGACGAGCAGTGATCCCCCCACCCAACAAGGAAACATCATGGACTATAAAGAAACATTTAAACGCATTTTTGCCATGCCCGAATTCCCAAGAGTTCGTGCGAATGATCCACTTACATCGTTTGAGGCGGCAGAGTCAATCAAAGACGTTGCCCCACAACACCACCAAGTTATCTTGGATTGCCTCAAGTTTTACGGGCCACTGGGCAAAGACGGCATTTCAGCTTTGACAATGCTTGACGGTAATCAAGTCGCTAGGCGCTTAAACGAAATGAAAATAATAGGTTTAATAGAACTGACAGGCAACACCGTCAAATCCAATTCAGGCAGAAACGAAAGAGAATGGCAATGCAACCAATCGAATTAGGCAAAATTCAACCAATGCACAAATTACGATCTTGTAATAAATGTGATGAAATTAAACCACCAGAAGGCGGGGTTGACATGGGACACAAGTGGATTTGCCAATCTTGTTGGATTGCTAGAATTACAGGAAAACATCCAAGACATGACCAAAGACGACTTAATTAACTTGCTACGCATCACAGGCGCTCAGGAAGCCTCCATAGACGCTGTATGCGTTGCGTATGACGCTGGTTGGAACGATGCCCTTGACGACTATGCAAAACGCCTTGTGGTGCTTCCTTTTGAAAAGGACACAATTGACAGTTTTGGCTCTTTTATCAGATCAGCTAAGAAATAAAGCCTTCTCTGCTTTTCTGCGCTTAACCAAACCCGCCACTTCCTTGCCGCCTGCTTTTGTCCAACTCATAAAGGCTTCTGAGGCGGCTTCCCATTCACCACGGTTAACCTTCATGCGAATGGTTGACCGTTGGTAATTTCCTAACCCTGCGTTGTACGCAAAAGAGACAACAGCGTCGAATTTGCTTTGATGATTAACAAGATCAGGAGAAAGTCGAAGAACACCACGTTCAAAAGTATTGATATCCATTTTGAACAAATCGACCAGTTCATCTTTAGACCAAACACGGGCATCCCTTTCCTTTAGTTGATAGTCAGACCTGATAAGCCCTGTGTAACCCTCTTTGCGCACGTTTGGCAAGGCTAATTGGTCTGCATACATAGCGTGACCCCACCCCACCGTCCAAATGGCCGCAGAGCAACGATAAGGCTTGTTTCTGTAGCCTTCAAAAAAGTGCATCAAGTCCTCACCAGCTTTGCTGATTTTCATTTCTTAGACCATGAACGTGAGCCAAACCAAAAACCGATAATTCCTCCAAGCATTGCCATCTCGTCTGAAGAAAAAATAATGTCGGAAACACGAATCAAATCATCCATGTTTGTCACCAGGCTTGGTCTGCTGTAAACATAATAAGCAATCCATGCGTTGATTGCACATAACTCAAAGATAAAGATGTAAGTCACGATAGGTCTTACAGTTCCTACAAAGTTGACCACCCAAGTGCTTGCTCTTTCCATGATTTTTTCATCATGTTTTAAAGCGGCCTCAGTCATCTGGGCATCAGTTTGCATGGCAATTTGATCTGTGCGAATCTCCTCCATGCGCTCTTGAGCCGCAAAGCCTTGAGCCATCATCTGTAGCTGTAACTCTACTTGGACACGGGCAAGAGCCAACTCATGCTTCTGGTCAGCCTTGTTCTGGAAAAAGTCCAGTAGTTTTGGTAAGCCTGATATAAGCAAGCCGCCAAGTGTTGAGAATAGAGATAGCATTATTTTTTCCCCAGTTTTTCGTAGATAACGGCAATGTCTTGCCGGTTGTGCATGATGTCATCACGGTTCTTTTGGATTTCTTTTTCCAAATCCTGACGTAGCTTCTCACGGGCTAGTTCTGCTCCCGTATTGGTAGCTTGTTTGTTGTCTGAAGTAACAACCAAACTAATCTTGTTGTTTAGCACAGTCACTTCATGCGACAAGTGGGAAAGTGAATTCATCAAGTACACAACACAAGTAAACAGAATTGGCAGGATGGCAAACGCCACCTTCTCAATCAAAGCGTGTTTTTCGTTTGGTTCGTTCATAATCCAATCATTCCAAGTAATTTATTGACAATCTTGTCTGACAGGTCATCAGGCAAAAAGCGGAGCAGACCAAGCACCCACCAAGCAATGCACAAGCGCACAAACACTTTGAGAAACAGGTCAAATTGTTTTTGGTACTCATTCACCGACCACACCGAATTCTTGCACAAACTTCTGAAATCTCAGCAATGCCCCATCCAACAGCGCCAATGAGCATCACAATGACCACAATGCCAATTGCCCACGCCATTTGCTCATCTTCAGCTTCTTTGCGTTTCTTTTCATCAGCTTTAACTTGCCTGGCTAAATGAGCATCTTCTATGTCCATTTGTTGCTGACGCTCTTTAATATTTTGCCAAACGTCTGCTCGGCCTGTAGCCTGAAACAAAAGCATTAACTCAGATTCAAAACGTTTGGCTTCATCCAAAGCCATCTCGATCTGTAGGGCAGTGCCAAGGTTTGATTTGTTGCCAGAACGTTTAGCTTCAACCATTGCCTTAGTAGCAACGCTCTTGGCATCAAACATCTTGGCGATCATGGGAGTCAGCCCCGCTAGATCATTGGCAACCTTACTGGCTTTTTTAACAAGCCCTATGGCGGTTTGTAGCCCTTCTAGCGCTGAAATTGGGTCAATCATTTCCGTACAACCTTTTCCCACTGTAGGCAAACAACTTTGCGGTTATAAACATCACCCGTCCACGCCCACCTGACACACCGATACTCAGTAGATGAAACTTGCGGTATTGTTAAAAACACCACAAGCAACCATCTCATTTTGACCAGTAATGTGAAATGTATCCAAAAAAAGTAGAAATGCCCGACACAAAAACCATGCCCATCCAAAAGCCACCACGACCTTTGTTGGCCAATTCAATCAAAGTTTCAAGTTGACCTTCCATCTTGTCTATTTTGGCTTCCATAGACTCGACCTTTTGCCACAAAACACCGTATTTAACCAAATCAATGTCAGACATTATTTCCCCACATCTTTTAATTGAGTGCCTGCACCAACCTCTAAAGCCTTTTTGGTCTGCGCTTCTGCGGCTCGTCTTGCCCTCATCTCCATCACGCTTGTGCCAAGTTGGAGGCCAGGCACTGCAATGTTAAGTCCCTGTTCAGCACCATAAGCAACGCCTTGACGGGCTTTTTCTGCCAATGAACCCACTAGGGTATTAGAGTTGTTTACAAACGCACCACGGGGCTGTGCTTGCGTATAACGAGCCACGTTACCCAAAGTCTTGAGTTTAGATGCCGCCTCTTGATTAAAAATCATGTTGAGGTTTTTGACATCATCTAAATTCTTTAAAGCCTTGTTGTAACCAGCCTGGCTAAAGTTACCATTTCCATCAACAATGCCTGCTTTGTCTGTTAACCAGTTAATTGTTCCCGCGGCCATGTGTTGATGGGCAGGCGAGTCTCTACCCAAATTCTCAACCATTGTATTGATGTTCTTGTTCACACCGTTAACCACAAACTTGTCAATAAACTTATCTGCGGGGATAGTGTCATTGACAGCCGCTTTCATGGCGGGGTCTTTCTCGAGCATTTGAAATCTTGCTCTTGCAGAAGCTCTGGCTTTATCTGCCAAAGGTTTGAGCGCTAATGCTTCTTTTTGAAGTGGTAGTTTTTCCAATTCTTCAATCATGTAACCCGCGGCTTTGCGAACACTTCCGTCAGCACTTGTGCGAGCCACATCACCCAAGTTTCGCCTTAAAGACAAATAGTCCTCAAACGTCATGGCGTTGCTTTCTGCCAAACGCTGAAGTTCTTTAAATTGACCCGCTGGTGCTTCATTGGACAACAATTCTTTTCTCAGCTTTGACTCAACATTCTTTAACAGTTGAGGTGCATCAACAGGGAATTGACCGCCTGCGGCATCACGCAAGGCTTGATAGTCTGCGTTGATACCTGTATTTAGTTTGGTATCTAACTCTTTGTAAGCATCAATAATGCCCTGGCTGTTTTCAATCTTTTTAGTGCCATAAACATCAGGGGCGGCTTTGTCTCGGATTAAACCAAGATTCTCAACCAGTTGACCGTTTTGTTCATTAAAGCGTTGAGCCAACATGGGGTCTTTGCCGCGCCTGTTTTGTTCATTGGACAGTTTGACAATATCACCCGTTGCTTGGCCTTCAGTTAAACGAACAGGCACAGGCAAGGTGTCAGCCTCAATGTGACGCTGTAGGGTTGGAATGTTTACTTTATTAACAGGAATGGTTGACAAGGCTTGCTGAAGTTCAGGGGTAGCCACAGACAGGGCTTGCTTGACAGTGGTTGGGTCTAACGTAGCGGCCGCGCCTGCACTCACCATTCCTGTTGCTGGTGCTTTAGTTACCTGTAACTCAGACAATGCTTGTTGGACAGGCGCTTTAACCGCTTGCATAGCCCTTCCTGACGCATCTAAGGCTTGGGTTTTAGCAGGGGCGGCTAAAGGTGCAAAACCTGCTAATTCAGGCATCACAACAGGAGGTATTTTGCTTGCTTCAAATGCTTGTTGAAGTCCACCCAAAACCGCTTTGGCTTGAGGTGTTCTGATTTCAGGAGACAATTGTTGTTGTAGATTCTTGGCTTGCTCTTGACCAGCTTGGATGCCTTGTGGCGTTCCATATTGACCAGAACGTAACGTTGCCACAATACCCGTTGCAGGGCCAAGCACACTTGTCACAGCACCCGCAATCGGGGCAGTGATGATTTCACCTAAAGCACGTTTTCCTTCTTGAAATTGACCCAATAACTTAGCCGCCTCACGCCCAACAAACGTGCCGCCTTCTTTGGGTTTTTCTTGTGTAGCTTCAGTTTTAGCCGCAGGGGTTGACTCCCACAAATCAGCCAATGATTGTGATTCTTGTGCAGGGGCGGTTGTTTTTGGTGCAGTCTTGCCACCCATCTCACGAGTCAAAGCATCAATGTCGCTTTGCGCTCTCTTGTCACCACTTGCTAAACGCTTTTGCGCTTTGTCAAACTCCTCTTGCAAAATTGCCATGCGGTCAATATCCCGCTTGGGTTTAGGCGTTTGAGTAGGCGCTTTGACGGGAGTTTCCTCCCAAAGATCAGCAAGTGTGGCCATTATTTGATAATCCCAAGTTGTTTGGCAAGTTTGATCTTATTCAACATTTCGGCTTGTTTCTCAGGCGACATCGAGGCTTTCAGTTTTGCAACATCTTCCCTTGTCATTTCTTGGAACAATCTTGGATCAGCCAAAGAATCAAACTGGCGTTTTTTATCAGCGTAAGCCACAGCGTCATTGGCCACAGGAGACAAGAAGTCCACACGGGCTTGCTTCATCTTCTCAATGCCAATCATTTGATCAGCAATAGCAAGAATAGCTTTCTCGTTCAACTTCTTATTGGGAGTAGCCACTTCAGCCAAAGCCCTTGCCGCGTCTGTATTGCCACCCGCCAAAGCCAACAGTGCAGAGTTCTTAGCCAACTCCTCGGTGCTGACCTTTTCAGCTTCAAAGGCAGAAATACCCACAGCGTTAAGAATGCCCGCGGCCAACTCTTTACGCTGACCACCAACACCCGTAAACGAGTCAGGAGCAAACTTCTTAATGTTCTGAAAGATTGCAATGCGCTGTGGTGCGTCTTTGGCTTCTGCCACAGTGGTTTTAAAGTCTCCACCAATAGTCTCACCGCCCGCTGTTAACAAAGCAGTCTGAGCAGGGCCAAGTCCTGTTACAGCAGGCGCATTGCCACGCTGAGACATTGGGCCAAGCAATTGTCTTTGACCCGTTGGAGTAACCACTTCAGTTGTCGGAGGCAATTGAGTCTCAAACGTAGTGCCAGGCAAGGCTTGACCAGGCGCGTAAGGCCCGAACTGACCTGTTTGCACTGTAGCACCACCCGCACCCGTACTGACTCCAACACCGCTAGGTTGCATTGCACCAATTCGTGAGCCTTGATCCAATGTGCTTAATAACTTGTCTTTCAAGAACTGACGAACTCCCGCAGGGTTAGTCATCGCTTGCTCAAGATAGGGCTGAAGCAATTGATCAGCCTTTTCTTTAGGAATACCCAAAGCGCCCGCTTGTTCTTCACCATACTTCTTAACAATATTCATCAACTTCTGTGGATCAACCGCACCTGGGTTTTGCTCTGTGGCAATGATCAAAGGATTGTTGATCAGGCTTGTCAGTCGGTTAGCAACAGCATTGACTTGCTTATTGGCAAAATCTAATTGAGCAGACTGAGTGCCAATTGTGGCTGTCTGAGACGCTTGTTCTGAACTGGTTATGCGAGGACGCTCAGTGCCAACAGCAACATTCGCCTCTGCCTGCGCTCGTCTGATTTCTTCAGGCATCAATTGTTGAAGCCTTGATAACTCAGTTCTTGCTCTTTCCAACTCTAATGGATTGAGTTGTCCCGTTTGTTGGTATTGCTGAACGCCACGGGCCATGTTAACCATCTCGCCCAAGGACATACCTGGGACGGGTTTGATGTCAGTCGCAACGGGTCGGATATTAAAGTCTGCCATTTTTTATCCAATTAAGCGGGTCTAAAATAATCTTGAAGGCCAGGATTCATTTGCGTTGCCCCGCCTGCGCTAATGTTTCCATAACCACTTGAAGGGTTTAAAAGGCTTGACAAAGTGGCCGCATTACCAAGTTGACCATAACCACCCGCCATTGCGTTAGCCGCGCCAATCTGACCCGCACCCAAAGCAGAAGCACCGCCAACACCTAGTTGACCAATGTTGGAAGCTGTAGCCTGACCAAATTGATTAGTCTGAGTCTGACCTGTCTGACCAATGCCCGCAATCCCTGCTAGGGTGTTGTAAATGCCAGTTCTTTGATTTAAATACTGTGGCAAACCAACATTAGTGGCGTAATCAGTGGCAAACTTGGTAGCACCGCGGGTGACGTTAGAACCACCACCGCCAACGTTCATGCCTTGTCGGTTAGCCCCAACGCCTTGCTCAAGACCAAACTCAAAGCCTGGCATTGATCTCAAATCTTCTGCTGTGACTTGTTTGGTCAGATAAGGAAGCATATCCCTTATGTTGGTCAGCGCACCATAGCCCGCTTCTCGGTAAGGGGCTTGCTGTTGGTTGAGAATGTCAAACATCTCACGTTGTTTTTGAGCCGCGTCCTGAGTCGCTTGAAACTGAAGCTGGGAAGCATCTTGAGCCGCACCCGCTTGTTTCCTTGCGCCCGCATAACCCAAAAGGGCTGAACCACCAATTGCTACTGCTACCCAAGTCATATTATTCCCCTAATTTAAGAGCTTTGTTATTTGAATCAAACAACGCCATCGTGTCAGGCTCTATAAGTTCTGCTTCAATTTCGTCTAAATCCGTTTTGTCGGTCTTGTGAATCGTGATTCCAATCGAATCTTCAACCGCCAAAGTCACCCGTTTTGTGCCAGGCTTGGACTCCACCACATCACCCGCTTGGAGTCTTTTCATGCCGTTTTCAGTCCATGCAATTATCTCGCCTTTTGCACATAAAAAGAAGTGGTGTTCTTTATGTACTTTTCCCACAATTAACGTACCCGCAGGGCGTGAAACCTTGCGGCAATACATTCCAGAACTGAAATAATGCTCAGTTGTCAATTCAATCTGAGGCATTTTGACCATTTCACTCTGAAGCCGATCAATCTGCTCACGGCTTACATACTCTGGAAGTTCAAGGTTGTTCATGCTTTTATGTTGTCTGAAACGGTGAGAATTACGCCAGGCGAGGCGGGGTAGTTAGTCCCCACTGCAATTGTTTCAATTAAAGCGTGTCCATCTGTATTTTGCCAATAAAGTTCAAAGTAATCATTAGCCGCAAATGGCAAAAAGATATTTAAAGCCATTAAAACGTGACCATCGTCAGCGCCATGTTTGTTAGGCACTGTGACCCAACTTGACGAATTGGGGACGTTTGCACCGTTAAACTTAATCCACACCACCACGTTATCTTCTGACGCATTGTTGTTTGAAAACTGAATGCTGAACTGGATGTTATACAGACCCGCAACTCCCACCACAATCCTAGAAGTGGGCGATCCAATCGTGACCCCATCATTTACATAAGTGCCATTAAAAGTAATCGCTGTGGCAACACCCGAGGCCGCTGTTTGGTTTGTGGTGTCATAAAACCCACCATAGGCGGGAGTTTTCCAACTTGGCACTCCACTGCTCGCCATTGTATAAAAAGCCGTTGCAGAGGGTTTTGCGAACTTTGAGAGGGCATTTGTGGCAGAGGCATATAAAGTGTCCCCCACCGCATAAACACCGTACCCTGTACCGCCTGACGGTGCATTGAGAATCCCACCCAAAACCACATTACCCGTTGTTGGGGTTGTTGGAGTCAGTCCTGTGGTGCTTGCAGAGAACGACAAAACGCCTGTATTGGCAACAGAAATTGTCCCTACACCGTTGGTGACAGAAATGCCCGCACCAAAGCCTAAAGTGTTAAGGGTGTAATTAGTGCCATTACCAATCAGTAATTGGCCATTTGTAGGGATTTGGTTTGTTCCTGTACCACCAGAAGTCACTGGAATGGGAATTTGAGTGTTTAATTCATAAATGTTAGGCGACATCAACCACATAAACCAAGGTCTTGAGGGACGTTTGGTAATAGGATCGAGAAACTCGGTCTGTGGGACGTTAACTAAACTCAATTGTCAGCCCCTTCTGATTTCAGATTAGCCGACACAATCACTGCTTTTACAGGATCAGAGATTGAAACTTCAAAGATACGATCTCGCGCCTGACCCAAACGTCTCCAAATGGCACGATTTTGGTATCTGCCTAGTTGACCAATAGAAACCCAATGCTCGCTTGACCATGTTGATCCACCGTCATTTGACCATCTCAGCATCGCTTTAGGGTTGGTTGTCACCACGCTAGGATCAGTCTCAGCCGATCCACCCAAGATCAAGGTTTCTTCAGGAGTAATGGTTAAAAAGCTACTAAAGCCAATGATGTAAGGCGAGGAGATATAAACCCCCAAAGGACGGGACAGACCCGTAGTGCCTACGCCTGGCTGAAACTGTATCTGTAATTCAGAGAAATACTGTCTTTGAAAGTCTGTAACCAAGTGAGGCGCTCTGCGTAATCTGCGGATAGTTGCACCATCTTCTGTGTAAACATCGTTTTCTAATGTGTAAATCTTGCCGTTCTCAAAGTCTCCGACATAATATTTATCATTGAAAAACGCACCACAGTTAGAACGGTGACGGTGATAAATTCCAAATGAGTCCGTAGAAAGCCATTTGTGCCACATACCAGAGGCAAGGTCATAAACCCATGTCAGGTCAATAGAAGGAAAAGACACAACGTAGAACTCATGTCCTTCATACTGATAGGTATAGGCAACCGCATCACTGACGTTTTGATTGAGTAAGGTATTTTCTACCGCGTGAGTGGATAACCTTTTAAATGAATAGTTCTCAATTGCACCAATCATGGCTTGACCACGATTGTCTCGGCTCACAAACATAAATTGTTCTGAGAATCTTGCAAGAGAATACGGTGCGGCACACCCGTGTTGCATCATTGTCCCTGCAATCCTTTGGAATGGGAAACTAATGATATTGGGAATGACGTTTCCCACATCCACCCACACCTCAGTGGTTACTTGACCCAAAAGATAGACCTGACGATGGTCAGCAATTAAAGCAACGATAGGATCAGGAGCGCCATTCTTTGTGCCGTAGTAAGCATTTGTGGACAAAGATGAATCTAGGTCTGTAGCCGCCCAATTCTGAGTGCCAGGCTCGTTGTAGATATTGTAGGAATCCACCACATCGACAACAGTAGCGCCAAGCCACGGGCCATCAGTGCCAGGTAATTGGGTGAACGTGCTTGTAAACGCCACCCATGTATAACGAGCCGTTCCATCCACAATGTAGGCTGTTAAACCATTTGCGGCAGTTATATTGTCAGAAATACTGACCGAGCCGTTAAACGTGGATAATTCGCCAACCAAGGTTGAATCATCATCATTGTTGATGACGTAAACCTTGTTCCCAACCACACACATCAGATATTGACCGCCCGAAAGCGCTCTCATGCCCCTGACAGCGGCAACATCAAATTGGTGAGCTAAAACTAAGCCTGGCGTTGGGTATAGCGCCACCACACCCCTTGAGCCTTCAGCTTTTAGTGGATCAATCTCAGGATAGAAATTGATGCACTCTTGAGCATCTTGGTAGATGCTCGGTGCTTCATAGCTTGGGCCAACAAAACCAAAATCAGGCATGGTGAACCTTTACAGGGAGGCAATTACAAAAGCCAACAGTTCTTCGTAGCGCACACCGAGTTGAACTTGGTCATTCACAGTGTCTGAGCAAAAGATACCATATTCTTCAGCGTTTAAGCCTTGAGCCGCAAAAGCCGCTTGAACGTCTTGAGCAATAACGCCAATGTGCTTGCGAGCGCCTGCGCCTTTAGCCGCAACAGCATCATTAAACTTGAAAGTCTTGATGAGGCTTTTAATTGCTCTGGCGACATTCTTTTCAGCTTCACTAAGATCAGCAATTTGCTGTTTTTGGTTGGCATCAGAAGTGTTGATCGTGCCTGTTGTAGCATAGACAGTTGTCCATCTTAAAGTTGTAGCACCCAAAGCGGTGACATTATCAGCAGTTGGGCAAAAGGCAACCGTCCCGCTACCGTTGTAGAAAACACCGTTGTTAGAACTGTTAACCAGACCAGCCGTGACCGCTGTTGACTTGACCCCTAAAACAGTTCCAGAGTCGTAAGCGCTGAACGATGTTCCTGACACGCCCAAGTTTGTGGCGTAAGTTGCAGTTCCCGCTGTGGTTGCACTTGTCGCTGTTGTTGCGGAAGTCGCTGTAGCGGAATTTCCTGTGCAAGAACCTGATGATCCTGTGGTATTTTGATTGAGCGTTGGGAATGTGCAGTTTGTCAAATTACCCGAGGACGGTGTACCCAATGCACCACCAGACTGTAAAACGGTCTGCCAAGTGCCATCATTGCGCAAGAACGTAGTTGTAGTTCCTGCTGGTGCAGGGATTGTGTATCCATTCCAAATCATCGAGCCTTTAAGATACAGCGTTTTCCATGTGTATCCCGTAGCACCCAAATTGATCGCGTCATCAGTGCCTGGCGTGAATGAAGTGAATCCACCCGCAGTTCCCAAGATCACAAACGCAGTGGAGTTGTTCAAACTCATGTAGGCATCGTCTGATTGAATGCCGTTGTAGCTTCCAATTAAACCCGCTGTGACACCGTTAAATGTCTGATTAGCCGTGTAAGTATTAGCAACAGACAGACCAGGCGGGGTATAACCCAACGCTGTGGTCACATCAGCACTAGACAATGTGACCGCACCAGTGCGAGTGTTAAATGTAGAAACACCACCTGTTGCGGAGGCAGGAACACTCCACACACCACTGTTGTCCAAGTATTTGGTTGCATCACCCGTTGGTTGAGGGATTGTGTAACCGTTCCAAACAAAGTTGTTGCTTAAATAAAAGCCATTCCAACGGTTTGCAGTGTCACCCAAACTTGTTGCTTTTGGATCAGCAACGTCATAGTAAGGATAGAACTTAGCGCCCGTGTAGATTATCCCGTTGGGTGAGGTAAATGTATCTACTCCCAAAACCAAGGTTGTGCTTTGTGAACCAACACCAAAACCCAATGTGCTGACTGAACCAACAATTGCACCCGTGGCATTGTTTGTTGTTGCAAACACACCCGTCAAAGGCGTTGTGTTGCCCACTGCCATGACAGCAGACAATGCAGGCGTTGTGCCACCTGTACCGTTTGCCGCGGCTGTAATGCGTCCTTGAGCGTTGACAGTGATATTTGCGGAGGTGTAAGAACCCGCTGTCACTGTTGTGTTGCTCAGATCAATCGTGCCTGAAGTGGTGATCGTGCCACCATTCAAACCCGTGCCCGCTGTGATGCTTGTGACCGTTCCAGAACCTGATCCAGAGGGAGTTGCCCAAGTACCGTCATTTCGTAAGAAAGTTGTTGTCACTCCAGTAGGGGCAGGGATGGCGTAACCGTTCCAGTTAAATGCGTTGTTTAGATAAAAACCATTCCAACGCTTAGACGCACCACCCAAAGTCAATGCGTTAACGGCTGAACTGTCCACAATCGGTTGGAAGTTTGCACCGTTAAAGTCCACCACATAAGGATTAGCGGCCGCACCATTGTTTGTGAAAAACATCCGTCCATCAAGAGCCGAAACTCCTGAAGCCGTTGCGCCTGAATAAGTACCGCTTCCAATTCCAATACCGTTAACAGAAGGGGTTGTCTGGTTAAAGATTGCACCCAAAGTTGAGA